CCTGAAGTCGGAATGGTCCCTGATCAGGACCAGACTCCCCAGTTCGTGATTTGAATACGACTGGGGACTTGACTTCTCCCACAACGCCGAAAGGCGTCGACGCCACTTAATGTGGCGTCCACCATCCAAGCTTGATGCCGACGCGCTTGGGGCGTCCAGAACGCTCCAAGTGTTTCTCATCTTGTCTCATGGGTGGTACCCACGAGGAAGGTGCATTCTTTTGCACCATGCCAGATTCTGGGCAGGGATTAAGAGTGAAATCTCGATCACTCACCCTTGTATTACCCAGGGTCTCTAGCTTGAGTAAACACTTGAGCAAGGCACCAGTATCTCCCAACGGATCATTGGGAGCTTTGGCCTCAACAACATAGCCCCGAACTTGAGGGCTAAAGAGGCTTGGGTGCATGCGTTCGCAATCGTAATCGCGAAGGCGTGAAACCCTGCCTAGCACAGGAGAGGCTGGCCCAACGATGGGATAATGCTTAAGCATTATCTTAAGTTGGTTATCCAGCCACTGCACCGTCCGAGGATACCAGCCATTGTATAGCTGATTCCTCAACGATACAGTTGATATAACTCCTGTCGCGTCTGCAATCGTGGAAGGTAACGCTTGCCGGACCCGGACAATCGAGACGTCCGTTCCATTAAAGTATTCCTTCCCACAAGACTCTCTGAACTTTCCAGTCCAGAAAGACTTGTCCAGACCAACTCGAGCACCAAAATGCTCGAGAGTCTGTACGATTGTATGCACATGATCTACGGGAACAATCAAGTCGTCCCCGTAGACACGCACCGATCCAGAAAGGGAATTTATATCCTTTCTGGTCAGCGTCACGTTGAGCGATCTCTGGATCCCCAGAAAGATCAAGGTCGTGAAGACCATGGCCTCGATGGGAAAACAGAGCGCTGAACCCATAGACGCGAACTTGGCCAAACGGATCACTCCGTGGCCAGGTACGTCAGCCCGCCTAGAACGTGTGGCATCGAGGGCCTCTTCCAAATGAGGCCATCGTTCAACCATCCGTTTGACGAGCTGATTGGAGACACGATCGGAAGCGTCACTCAAATCGAGTGTCGCGGTTCGGCCATCGGCCGAGCCTTTTCGAGCAAGCTCCTGGTTAGGAGCTTGGTCGTCAAAACCGATCAACTTAGACAGGAGTTCATCCCTGTAAAAGTTATCTAGGAAACTTCGCAAAAGAGCCTGCTGCATGTATTGCATGCAGGTAGGTTCAATCGCGATTATCCTTGGTGTCTTCAACGTTTTAGGGACGGAGATAACCTTCACAGGTACCTCCATCTCGGGTTCGAGGATAGTCACGTCCTTCAATTCATCGACGAATCGATGATTTGGAAGGAGGTACTTGTCCAGGGGAAAGACCCTGTCAAGTCGTGCAGTCCAGGTACGCTGATTGTACTTACCATTACTGGTAAGACGATCAGCAGTAACACCTGGGCCGTGCTTAGGGAGTAGATTCCCGTAATAGACATCTCTGTCCATACGAGAGAATACTCCGCTAAAAAGCAAGGCAGACATTTCTTGAAACTCCCGTTGATCTTTCTCGGAAAGTTTCATGTCAGCCTCACGGACATCCTGCTCACACTCGATGTACTTCTGCATCGCCTTCCTCGTCCTTGCATCACTGCAAGGAAGAGAAATCTTACCAAACGACAGCGTTAGCTGCCGCAAGGCAAGAATGGAGTCGATGCATGGGTCATCGAGCAACGCGCCGCTTTTCCGGTCGAACACACGGTTGAAGAAACCTCCGAGAAATCGGGGGAGACTTCCCCTTCCCGTATTAAAGGAAGGGTGGATACCGGCTTGACCTTGGTCTATCCACTTTTGGGTAGACTTCCCAAGGTCAGGCAGGACTATCGTCAAAAACGATAGTCCCTCATGTTCGACTCGCCTTCTGACCGTATTAATGTCAGAAGTGGCGCTAGTGCAGCATAAGATGGCGGAATCTTCCGCCATCTTGGACCAGAGTGACATCAGGCTTTTCATAGACCCTCCTCATAGAGGTAATCTATCCTTAGCTTATGTCATTCACCTATATTCCCAGTACACACCCCGAGGGGCATGTACTAACGACCCGGGAGGGTCGTACCCTAGGGAATATATGACCACAGGAGTGAATATGCCTAGTTGGCACATCACAGAGAGCACAGAACGGCGAACTAATTGCGGAAGCCCAATGCTGTATAGCAAAAGGCGACCGCATCGCCGAGCATATACAAGGTTTGGAGGACTACGACCAACACGAGAGCTAGGGCTTTATACCCTAACTGTACGTGAAAGACGAGGCCTTCCTCGCTTTGTATGTTATCTGTGTTCTCTCCTTCCCTACCCAAATCGGTTGTAGCCGTCACGTCGTGTGGTACTTCTACACGAGGGACGGTCAGCCGCAGGGAGGGAGATCCTCTACGACTCACCAGCCAGAAGTTTGGTGATGAGCGCATCCGAAGAGGCGGAAAACTGGGTTTTAAAGCCAGTATAAACCGCCAACTGCTCCGCGGCCGTATACCCGACAGGTGGAACGTCAAAGACGATGTAACAAGACATCGACACTTTGACGTTCTCTGCCGGAATAAACGGATCCGCGGTCAGCTTCGAGTGGTTGACCCTGAGCAGATGCCGAATACGCTTCCCACTATCGTGGGAAGCCAGCATCTGAATCAGGCCATCAGCGCTCTGATATGTCGTCTCGTCGCCCTCCGTGGAAACACGGGGGAGAGGAGTCGTCACAGCAGAGATCGTGATAGTCTGAGGATCGGTAAAAGCCATAAGCATCACTCCTAGGACTAGAGGTTTTATGTCTAGCCCATAAGGGTAAGACATAGGGCAGCCACCTTCAGAAGACCCGGGTAATACCCAGGGCCGCTGAAATGGCCAATTGGCGCGGAGACATCCCTAACCAGGATATCTCGAACCCAAATGGTGTTGCCTTCTCCCGGCGCTTGGTTTCCTTCCAAGCGGTGACGGGGGATGCGAATGTGAGGCCGTAAGGTTTATACCTACAGCCTCCCACCAAAGTGTACGTTACACTCTGAAGCGTATGCTCCATAATGTAACCCCACTTCAACACCAAACCGTCAACTGCCCAATCCGAGAGATTCGAAATGACATCTCCCGCATTGGAAAACCAGTCGACAGCCCAAGTCCACGGCGATGCATTCCAGACAGTTTCGGGCGTAAGCTCGATCCCTAGAAGGGGTCCAGCCTTTGCGGCCGCCGACACCAAACCCACTCGACTTTTATAGCCGATAGGTAGGTGATAGGTGAACGCACCCGAAAACCAGGTATGACGAAACGACCTGGTTGTCTTGTAAAGCACCGGCTGTGGCTTAGAAGTATCGAGAAGGTTGGTCATCGAATTGGCGAATGAAAAGCCATCCGATGGTCCAACCATCACGGTTACCTCAGAGTCCAGTTTAGGCTTGAACTCATATCTTCGCCTAACTATCTTGCCGGAATTCCGCTCATAGTTTGTTAATAACCTATGAGCGTTAGCGGCGGCGTAACTTGCGTCACGCACGTCGCTGGCAAGAGGTTTCCAGCCGAACTCAACGTTAAGATACTCACTACCGCTAGCTCTCGCTGCGTTAGTGTGTTTCTGCCAAGCAGCGGCCCCGAGTAACGACGGGAGCCCCTGAAAGGCTATTTCGCTGAGATCAGTTGCTAGATTGGCGACATTGTTGGTCGGCTTACACTCGGCAATTGCTCTGGTACCTTTGACCGTTAGATTTTCTTCTAACGTGCCAGAGGGAATCAGAACAGTGCGAGGGTCCACAGCAAAAATTGGCCCAACGTACTCGTTACTGAGCCATTGACTGCCGGGGACAACGCCCTGACCGAAGCAATATTGTGCCTGACCATACTTGGCAGTCACAAATTGCGTGTCAGAACGAAAGCGACCTCCAATGTCTCCAGTAAACTCCCCATCTTGAAGGGAAGCAATACTGGAGAACTTATGAGACTCGTCAGAAGTAACCTTCTGACCTCGAAGGGCAGCATTCGTTTGAGCCAGCTTGCCACTGCTTCTATCGCGTGTAACGATAGGAGAAGTTGGTGTCGCTGGAAAACGAATGATGATATCAGAGCGGTAATTATCAGACTGGTCAACCCAGTCGGATAATGCCATTCTGCGGGTTCTTGTTTTTGGCAAGAATCCTCCCTTCGTTGCCTAGACTAGTGGTTGGGTCACACTCACCTCGTTCAAAGACGAGATGGGTGACTGCACTATAGCGAAGGCCCTCTCCCGAGGGCC